CCCCGGTCGTTCCAGATACCCGAAGGTCAACGTGGCCCCGCTAGGAAACGACCACGTCTTGGCGGATTCACGCCACTTGGCATCGGTGGGCATCAACCACTCCTTGGCCCTATCCATCAAGGCACCGGGCAAGGCCAGGTCGGTGTAGGAACGCCGAAGCAGAAGCGCGGCGTACCCCGGCTGGTCGACGTGCTGAAGCGCGGCCATCAGTAGGGCGTCAGACTTCCCTCCGCCAGCGGCCCCGCCATACAAGGCTTCGGGGTTCTCAAGCAGAAGGAAGGCGAGTTGTTTCGGCGTAGGCTTATGCGGTATGTACGCCGTCCAGGGTAACCGGAGCGTGTCCATTGGACTCCACCCTGATGGCCCCAGCATCTCGTAAGGTTGAGAGGGCTTCTGCAATGTCGCCAATATCTAACGTCACCACCTGATGCTGAATAGGACTTCCTTCGGGGCCGCTATGCTCGACGCGGGACGGCGTATCGACGCCCATCAGTTGTCGCATATCCCCGATGGCCTGGAGGCATATCTTCGCCGCCTGGGTTTCCCCACGGAGCATATTCGGCCACTGAACCTGAAGAATCTTTGTCAGTCGTTCTAATGTCAGTTGGCGGAACTCCGCAGACGGTTCGTCTAGGGTTTTCCGCAAGGCCGTCTTTACGGCGTCAATCGCGCTGGTATGGCTGGAGTACCCAAGGGCGTCTGCTATCTCCTGCCAGGTTCTCCCGGCCAGGCGAAGTTCCACAGCCCGGCGTTGTTTCTCAACGGCGTTGATACGCCGGGGAGACATACTCGACTCGACGACGTTCTTAGGCTTTGGCATCTTCCACCAGCTTTGGCTCAAGGCCCATCCCGGTTAGGCGTTCAATCGCAACGGCTACGTACCCCGGCTCAATCTCCGTACCGTAGCAAACCCTCTCCGATTGTTCAGCGGCCACCATCGTGGTGCCAGAACCGATGAAGGGGTCGATGACCACGTCGCCCCTGGAACAGGAGTTGTTCAGCATCTGGGCTACGAGTTCGACGGGCTTCATCGTGGGATGTTCGTCCGACCGGGAAGGGCGTGGGACTTCCATGACGCTATCCTTGTTCCTTCCGCCTGCCCAACTGGACTTACTCTTCTTGAGCCAGCCGTACCAAATCTGCTCGTGGCGGTAGTGGTAGTTGGAACGCCCCAGCACCAGCCGGTCTTTGACCCAGGTCAGCCACTGGTGCCGCTCCCAAGGGGTCTGCTCAATCGTGTTGTCGAGCAAGCGCAGAAGCGGCCCCGAAGGGGAAGCGATGTACAAGTCCCCGCTGACGTGCCGGGAAAGGTTCGTGTAGGCCTTTTGCCAGAACTCCGCCAACTGACCTGGCGGTAGGGCGTCGTTGGTGATAGGTGCGTGTTTCCCCCACTTCTCGTTGGCGTGTTGCCCATAATCCACACCGTAGGGCGGGTCAGACCAGGCCATCGTGGCCACCGTGTCGCCACACAATCGCTGTAGCGTTGCCGGGTCGGTTATATCGGCGCACAGGAGCCTATGTGCCCCAATCTGCCACAACTGGCCCAAGGCCGTTTCCCACTTTGTCGCAAGTTCGCCAACAATGTCTAATTGCGGGCCGGGGTCATCAACGACCGGCTTAGGAGGTGGCAGAGGTGCCATATCCAGACTCTCCAGCATCGACAGTACCGCTTCGCCCTCGAAAGATACCAGGGCCAGCAAAGCGGCAACGGCATCATCATCTTTCTCCGCCATCATCGCCAACGGGTCGAGGGTCAACAGCAGTTGGAGGGCTTCATCGGCGTTAAGGTCGACGACCAGTACCGGGACTTCGTCATCTCCCATGACATCGGCGCGGAGATGCCCATCTATCAACTCCAGGCCATCAGGGGTTTCCCTGGCGATGACGGCGTCGGCAAACCCTATCTCATCCAGCACTCCCTTGAGGGCGTCTTGCTGGGCGGCGGGGTGCCTGCGCCAGTTCAGCGGGTTCGGAATCAACTGCGATGCTGGAACCCTTCGGAAGTCGGTTATCCTGTCCCGAATCTCCATAGGCCTCCTACTTGACGGTGATTGGCGTGTCCACGAGATTGTCAGTGATGGTACGGGCCTTCACAGTAGAATTAATCGTGAAATCGGCGGTATTTATGCCATCCCCGTCGCCAAATTTCGAAGTGGCATCCATCGTGATACTTCCAGCCTTGACGTAGTCCACATTGAAGCCGCCCACGCTACAATCTACGTCCGTCATGGTGAGAGTGCCAATGATGGCATCTCCGTGCATCTCGATTATCACACGGTCAACGACAGAATTTTGGGCCGTGAATTCGCCGCTTCCTCGTGAACTATTTATGTTGATTTCAGTGATGGTGCTATCGATGGTGGCGTCCATCGCGTGGCCGTCCGTGTAGGCCTGCAAGACTAGATTGCCAGTCTCCACGTTTGCAAAATCCAAAGAGGGTGCCGATACGCCAGTCATCACCCAGTTATCCACATACAGCCAGCCAGTGGTATTGGTGGTTCTTTGAATGACCACGCAGTCCGTAAGCCCGGCCTTCCCCAGGTCGAGGTTGTTGAGGGTTAAGTTAGTTAGACGCACCCCTGCCGCTAGATTAATCTGCAACGTCTGATTTTGGTCTGCCGGGTTTTCTGGGTCTGGCTCTAACTTCACACCATGCACGGTCGGCAAAGGATAGGCCGCCCCGGCTTCGGGCCAGACCGGGGTATCGTCTGTGGAGGCAACGACGAATGTGAATGCCACTACAAACGCGACGCCCACGATGCCCAAGGCTGTTCCGACACCCTTCATTCCACTTAGGTCAAAGCTGAACTTCGGCGTTGGGATTCGGAGTGCATTAAATAAAGCAATACCAGGGATGCCCGGTGCCGTGAACCTATCAAGTTTGAGGTCACGGTCACGAAGAAGTCCTTTCCGGTATCGCCACATGAGTGCCATCAGACCAACGGTGACTAACGACGCGCTTACGACGCAAATCAATGCGGTCAACCAGAAGGCCGTTCCCTCCGGCACCCCCAGTGAGACTATCCAATTCTGGATAGTTTGAACGCCACCACCGATTGCCAATAATTGCATTATCTTATCCTCCGGTCTTTAATCTTCACTCCCTCCCCCTCCCTTCTTCCCATCATTCACCAAGCGTTGAGCCAGGGTAGCGATGAACGCCGTTACCGGCCCACTGAAAAGTCCCATCGCCACGAGGACGAGGTCTAAATGGGGAGCCACTTCCGCAGGGTTCGATGTGGTACGCCAAATAATTACCGTCCCCATCAAGACAAAACTTATGATGATTGGCATCATGAAAAGCAGGGTTAAGAATTCGGTGCCTGATAGGGTCGTAGCCGACTTCCCTTTCAGGCGTTCAATCTCCACCCTGGCCTGTATCAACTGTTCGGTGATGTCAGGTTCAGCCGCCATTGCGTTATTCCGCCAGAGTAACACGCCACCGGATTAGCGGCACTAATGGGGCTATCCTACCTTTCTGGGAAAAGACCCGCCTTAAACGGGCTTACACGCATCGCCTGTATCGGGCGTGATGACGGGTTAACGCCAGTCGGGAATCACGGTTCCCCAATCCACAATATCCTGGGTCACCCCATGTACCGCCACCCCAATCTTCTCCGACAGGGCCGACCGGGCCGCTTTGATGAATCGGGTGCGGGCGGAGGAGTTCATCTTCGGAAGGCTCTCCTTGGGAAGAACCGCATGGACGATGAAGTGGGTTCTCCTTGGCGACCACACCCCAAGCATCTCCATCTCCACCTCCCGGCAATGCGGCGGCTCCCCACCCCATGCTTTATCTGCCTGGGTAGTTGGAAGGGGCCACCATACAAGACGGACACCTAGAGTGTCCGGCTGGCTCCCGCCACCGGGTCTAATGTTCGAAGCGACCATAATCAATCAATAGTGACTTAACCTATAGGGCGTTGATTGTTGATAATCAACGAGTCAACGCGTTGATTCAACAGTTGATTATTCTAGGGGAATCGGGCCGAAACCCTCCATTGAAATGCGAACGGTCGTATGTTCGGGTTGCCTGGAATCATGGAGTACCCCCACAGTCAACCCCCAAACGTGGCGCACACGGGGCCGTTTCAGGGGGGTGTTCTAGGCCGCAGGGTCAAGTGGTCGACTGGGTCGTCAAACTCCGTACTGCCCGTGTTCGACTAATCCTAGTGGCCCTGTTCTGCCAGCCGGTCGGCCAGCAATTGTCCCAACGCTACTGAGACCAACTTGGCATGGAGCGGCGGCGTCTGCGCCTTGCTCCACCGGTACACGGTTCGTACCGTTACCCCAAGTTCGTCTGCGATTGCCTGATAGGTAACGCCCCGCACATGGAGTTCAGCCACCAGCCGTTGGGCCACCTCCGGCATCGTCTCCACCGCCCGTTCCGCCACCGCACCTTCCAACATCTGCGACCCCTCCTCTGGGTTCATTCCATTCGGATTATAGGGAAAATCACCCCCCGGCGATTGGCGCATTTTCGCCAGGAATCCCCGTGCAGGAATTTATACAAAACCTACGTGCTTTTTGAACTTCGTAAAAGGAATCGGGCAATTTAGGCCAATATCGCGGAAATGCGCCAAATTGGCCCTACATTAGTATTGACACGGTGTCAGGGTCATTAGGTAAAGTGTAGGCCAGCCTAGATATAGGCGGCGACAAACGCGGGTGACAGGCGCGACGGTCGAGGACAATCGAATGAGCATCCATCGGCACAGGTACGTGGCCGAAGGCTCCAGCCCCACCCCAGAAGGAACCCCCGACGGCAGTCGAAGCGAACGCGCCGGGAAGGCCCAAGGACAAGGTGAGGGACAACGCCAAACCCGGCGGCTTAAAGGCCAAAGGGAACGGAGCGAAAAAAGCGACCTAGGGGCG